CTTGCTTGTTTTCTTGCCCTCTTCATTAACTTTTTAGGGTCGAGAATCTTTTTCTTCATCGCTTTCTTTCTTGCAAAAGCAATCTTAGCACGATTCTTTCTCATTGCTCGTTTCTTTTTGATACGAGTTTGTATAGAATCTGCTTCTTGTAATTCTTTATCTTCTGTAAATTCTCTAAAAGTTTTCATTAGTCCTCTACATCAACTATGCCGTCTGGTCCGTCATACTTGCCTCTTTCGATATCTAAGATATGGTCATAACATTCTCTCTCACAATCTGCAAGTTTGTCTAGTATCTTAGATGGTCCATGAACTGAACCTGGATATTGCCATGAGTCCATGTCTTTTGCAAGTTTATTGACAGCAACAATTATCTTTTTAACACTTGCAATTTCTTTTTTAGCGTTGAATTTTTTACCTTGAAACTTAGTCTTTTTACCAACTCCGATTCTTTCTTCTAGGTACTCTGCAAAAGATTTCATTATGAACCCCCAACTTTAGCGGCGAGGTCTTTATCTGCCCCACCCCATGTACCTTTTGATTTGGTCACAAAAGAATTCACCCTTGCATAACCCCATTGCTGTGGGTTTGTACCAGGTCTATGACCTGTTCTCCAAGCGGCGACACCTCTTTTGAATACTTGTTTAAGTATTCCAAGTGGCATTCCAGACTTTTCTGCTTTCTTCTTTAATCCTTCGTCTGAGTCTTCTTCGATTTCTAGTTCTTCTTTTGCTTCGTTCAGTGATTTATCGAACACTTCTATCTCTTCATTGTAAGGATAACCTTCTAGTGGGTTGCCAAATACCTGTGAAAAATGTTTCTTTGCGTTCTCTGTTTGAACCTTTTGTGCGTCCTTGATGAACTTATCAACCTCTTGACCAGGTGTATCTGTTTGATATGCTTTTCTCATTTCATCAGTTCCTATTTCGTGTGGTTTGTTGCTAGAATTTCCGTTCATAATTCTATTTATGTCTTATGAGGTGCTTATACCTCTTAACATTACCAGGTATTCTAGGATTGCAGTCATTCAGGTGTGTTGCATTTATATCCCAATCCCATGCTATGTCCATCGCCATAGAGATTCTAGGTTGAGGATACTTGTTTAGTTTAACCTCATGCGTAACCATACTGCCAACTACTTGTAATTGACCCTTAACATTGAGTAAAGGTTTATATTTAAAATCTGTTTCGCATGAATTAAACCATGTATATGAAGGTTCTTTTCCTTGTAAGAATACTGAACAAGCATAGAAGTTTTCAGATATCATATCTTTAGTTTCTTCTTTATGATGTTCCTCGGGGTCGAAGTGTTCGTGTATGTGTAATCTCTCCCCTTGTCTTAGAACATTGAACCAGCATGATGCATGTAATTCTGTTTTTGTTTCAAATTGGGGTAGATTTAAGATGCGTTCTTCAATATTGAAAGGTATAATTTCTTCGTGGTATAACCAATTGTAAACTGAATGTTGAGCAGTAAGACCTGAATAACCTGAAGGGTCTTTATTGTCTTTGATATTGGGATTCCATATCTTTAGAATTTCTTTTTCATTACGAAGAATAATCTCTGCGAGTTTATCGCATTCTTCTTCTGTAAAGAAGTTATCATGTTGAGTATGATACCCCTTATGATAACTTATAGGATATTCACCTGTAAGCATAATATAACCTGAGATTTATTTTTTATCTTTATTATCTAGGTAAGCGGCAATCGCCATTTTTCTAATCTTTTTGTCTGACTTTCCTTTGAACTGAGGTGCATCTGACTTTCTAAAGTCATCGATGTAATCACCTGCATCTGCGTTCTTATCTAATTTCTCACTCATTACAAGTGTAGATAATTGATTTATCATAGTAGTAAGTACTGGTGTAGGTAATGTAGATAACACTTGAACTTGTTTCTTTGTGAGACCTTTAACTTTCGCTAATGCTTTTTTGACATCAACTGCTTCGTTCATGTCCATTCTCAAAAACATTTTACCTTTTTGTTGACTTTTATCTGATGCAGTCATACCAACCATACTTGCGATATGATTAATAAAATTCATGCCATCTTTTGGGTTCTTTTTGTATCTTCGACCCATTTCTGATTTAAGTTTTTTAACAATGACACTGAGAACTGAGTCTACACCTGTGACAAGTTTACCTTCTTCGACATAATACTTAGAGTCTTCTGGATTAGGTAGGGTGTCTTCTTCGCCAAACATCTTCTGATACTTCTTAGTGTGTTTAGAAGGTTTAGTCTTTGCACCTGCATCACCTGGTGCTGGTTTGTATGCATTTGGGTTGTCATCATCCATACTTGCACCCTTTTTAAAGTGTGCATCTCTGGCACTCTTCTGGTCTTTATCAACACCTTTGTAGTACTTCTTTGGTTGTGTACCTTTCTTATCGTCTACATCGGGGTCTTGAGCGACTCTTCTAAGTTTTTCTCTGAGTTGTGTTAATCTTTCCATGTTACCCTTTTCTCATGTGTAGTTCTTGTTCTTTCCATTGAACTGCTTTCTTGTTACCAGGAAATTGTGAAGACCATGACATAAGTTTTCCGTATAATCTATTTGATTTGTTTTCTAGTTCTTTTACACCTTCATCATTAGTAATCTCTACAAAATCTTTTCCGAATATCTTTTTATATTCGTTTGCGTTCTTTTGTGCTTTATCCCAATCACCTTTTACAATTTGAGGTGGGAGTTTTCTTGCTCTTTTCTGATTTCTTTTTTGTGCGTTGTCTAATGATGCGTTGACGAATATCATTTTGTATTCATACCCTATGTTATCTAACATCTTCTTATACTTTTTAATCTTACTTGAATCAGCAGATGTTGTATCGAAAATCAACCCTAATCTTCCGTCTAAGTATGCATCTAAATTCTTTGCTGTGATTGTTTTTGCTTTTGCACGAATTGGGTCAACTTTACTAAAGTCTGCCTTTCTAAGGTCAAGTGTAAGACCTGCCTTCTTCAATCCATTCTCAAATGCTTTATCAGTGTTGACCATTTTCAACCCTAATGCTGGCAGTGCAAGTTTCTTTACAACTGTAGATTTACCTGAACCTGGACCACCTGATAAGAATACTGCTTTAAATACACCTGGGTCATATACACCCTCTGTAATTAAATCTTCTATCATGTAATCAGGTAGTTCACCCTCTTCCATGATGCCCATTTCTTTACGAACTATCTTGTATAGTTTCTCTGCATCTGCTTTGTTCTTTGTAGGGACACCTGAAATAAACCCTTTCATGTCACCTTTCTCTGCGAATGCTCTCATCTTAGATGCTGACATTCCTGATACATCATCTGCATCGGGGTCTCTCTCACCAGCACTGATAATTTCTATGTTATCGAACTTATAGAAACCATGTCTTGCTTTGACTGAGTTATATTTCTTAATCAATGTATCGAATTCTCTGATTCTATCAGACCCAACAACCATTGCAATTTCTTTATATCCTTGTCTGTATAATTCATTACAGATATCGAATACTGTTCTTGCATTAGCATTTGGGACTGCAACCTGTTTACCAAAAAACTTTTTAAGATACATTGTTTTTTGTTTGTGATTCAGTGGGTTCTTTTTCTTGTCGTTTGAATGTGATGTAAAGAGTAATGCATCACCCTTTAATTGTTTTGAAACTTTCTGTAATCTGTCTACAAGTTTAGCATGACCTGTTGTAGGGGGATTGAAACGACCAAAAGTAAAGACTGCTTTCTTGCCCTTTGCTTCTGATAAAAATGCGTTAAATGATTTCATTATTTGTCCCAATTCTTTGCTACTGTAAAGTTATTTAGTGAAAATTCCATACGGTCTACGAGTTTCACTGCCTTACCTGTTTTGTCTATCGCAACATAACCTTCGGGGTTTACAGTCTTAAACCCATTGTCTGTTTTTACAAATGTTCCGATTGCTTTTGTTCTGTTTAAACCTTTAATGATTACTTGTTTTGCATCAACAAGACTTGTTTGAAATACACCTAATGCAGTAATCATCTTCTTCAAACCTCTAATCTCTCTGATTACTTGTTCTTTGTGTTCTCTCTTTTGTTCTTTAGTCTTTTCCATTTTAACTTTGGCGATTACTTTATCGTCAAAGTACTTACTGACATGATTGAGATACTCATTATATGAAGGATTGAATCGTGCATTTCTTACTAGACTGTTCATGTAAGTCTTGTAGGTAGCGCCTGGCGCCTTCGTGGACATCATTTCATTGACTTTTCTGAACTTAGTTAAATCATTTTTAGTTATTTGTCTGAATGTTTTACCGACTATTGACAATGATTTAGTGACTAATACAGTTTCTTTTGCAGTCAATGTAGAATTACCTGATACATCTTTATAAGTTGCATCGTCCATCCAAATATCTCTACTAGAACCTAAACTTGAAATATCAGCACCAAAACTGGCGGACAGGTCGGCAATCGCACCACCAGTGTAAGTGGTGTGCCAAACAATACCATATTTCGCCTGGTCGATTGCTTGTCCTAATTGAGATGATGCCATAGCGGCATACATGATAGTGTTAGGTTGAAAGGTGATATAGTCAACACCACCTATTTTCTTTGATTTCTTGTCGGATTCAGTGAACATCAAGTCACCTTGAAGTATCTTATCACCCCATGATAACTTTGATAGAAATCTATATGACTCTAAAAATTTCTTTTCTAAGTCACCTGATAGTTCTGATGCGTTCTTAATTTCTTGTTCTGAGGTGTAGAACAAAGGTTCTTTATTGAATAGTGATTTCTTTGCGACAAAG